GCCAATGGCGGCCCGAAACACTCGCCCGGCCCGCGTGAGGAATTACTGGCTGCAGTGATGACGACTGCCTTGTCGAAAATCCCCGGCGCTGGCATATTTGAAGACACGGCTGCGCAGATCGTGCAGGACATGGCCGCCAAGGACGAGCAGCGCCAGAGCGCGCGCGGACAGAAGGAAGACTGGTATGAGCGCTTTGCGTATGTACAAGAGGATGAGAGCTATTTTGATATGCGCGACCGTCGGGAAATTTCTCGATCTACTTTTAACGCACTTTTCCGGCATATCCCCTGCCGGTCCATACATAACGGCGCCAAAATTGAGGCGGCTACGTGTTTCGACGAGAACCGCGAATCGAAGGGCGCTCATGCGCTGGTCGGCATAACGTACGCTGCAGGCGCTGACATCGTCGTCCACCGTAACGGCCACCAATACGGCAACCGCTGGCGCGACGCCCGGCCTGCAGGCGTCCCAGGCGACGTGACACCGTGGCTTGACCACGTCATGCGCATGATTCCGACCGACTTCGAGCGTGAGCATTTTTTAAACGCGCTGGCCTTCAAGGTGCAGCACCCCGACCGCAAGATCAATCACGCTATTTTAGTCGGCGGCCATCCTGGGTCGGGTAAGGACACCATGCTGGCACCGTTTTTCTGGGCGGTCGGCGGGTTGACTAAGCAGAACTGCAGCCTGGTTAAGAACGAAGACTTAAACAGCCAGTGGGGTTACGCGCTCGAATGCGAGGTGATGGAGATCGCCGAGCTGCGCCAGAGCGAGGCGCGCGATAGGCGTGCGCTCGAAAACGCTCTAAAGCCCATCATCGCAGCACCGCCAGAGCTCTTGCAGGTCAACCGCAAGGGGCTCCACCCCTACATGGCCTTGAACCGCGTGTTTGTCGTGGCCTTCAGTAACGAGCGGGCGGCGATTTCAATCCCGTCGAACGACCGCCGTTGGTTCTGCCTGTGGGCAGAAGCAGGGCGCCTGCCCGAAGCAGACGCGTCGCGCTTGTGGCGCTGGTATCACAATGGCGGCTTTGAGGCGATCGCATCTTGGCTGCATCAGCGTGACGTGACGGCCTTCAACCCTTCAGCGGCGCCGCCAATGACGGAAGCAAAGGCCATCATGATCGACCAGGGCCGCAGCACTGCAGAGTCATACCTGATCGAGCAGATTACTGGCCGGCTGGGTGAGTTTGCCGGCGGCGTCATTGCGTCACCCTTTTTCGCTCTCTGCGACCGGTTAGCGGGCGCTGCGCCTTCAGGCGTGAAGGTTCCGCAGGTAGCACTGCTGCACGCCCTCAGTGAGGCTGGCTGGGTCGACATGGGCCGCATTGGTTCAAGAGAGTTCCTGACCAAAAAGCAGATTTACTGCGCTCCAGAGCTGGCTACCTTGTCGAAATCCGAATTGCGCCGGATGGCAGAGGATGTACCGGCACCCGCAGCCGTGCGGCTGGTCAAATAATGCGCGTCCTGATTGCTTGTGAGTACAGCGGCACGGTGCGCGATGCGTTCATCAGGGCCGGGCATGACGCGCTATCGTGCGACCTATTGCCGACCGATGCACCAGGGCCGCATTACCAGGGCGATGTCCGCGACATCTTGGCCGATGGCTGGGACTTGATGATCGCTCACCCGCCATGCACACATTTAGCCGTCTCGGGCGCGCGCTGGTTCAAAGATAAGCAGGTAGAGCAGGCCGAGGCGCTCGACTTTGTGCGCGAGCTGTTGGCCGCGCCTATCCCGCGCATCGCGCTGGAAAACCCGGTCAGTATCATCTCCAGCCGCATTAGAAAGCCAGATCAGATCATCCAGCCGTATCAGTTCGGCCATGAGGCCACGAAAACAACCTGTTTGTGGCTTCAGAACGTGCCACCACTTGTGCCGACTGAGATCGTGGGCAAGGGCGCGCGCCACGTCACCAAAAGCGGCAAAAGTTTGCCGGAATGGTATAACCTGCCGCCTTCAGCGGACCGCTGGAAAATCCGGTCTGCAACGTTTCCCGGCATAGCGGCTGCAATGGCCGCGCAATGGGGCGCGCTGGCGTAAAAAAGCCCGGCACTAGGCCGGGCAAAGCCCGCCGGAGGGATTGGCGGGCGACTCAAGCGCGTGGAGATGACGCGCACTACAATCGTCGCACAAGAACCCATAGTCCGACAATCAATTTAAATGCGAGCGCTAGCATGTCGGGCCCTCCAGAAGCGCTTCAGCGGCTTCCCGCTCGATATCCTTAACGATATGATCCTTCAGCAGGTCGACGATATCCACGCCGCCGGCATATGCGTGGATTAGCCATGCGCCGCCCGTCCAGCCTACAGACCGATCGGCCGGTTCCCAGTCAACAAAGCAGAGCAATTCGGTATCGCCGTGCGTGTACGTGTACGGCCACAAGTGCTGCGGCCAATGGCCGCCGCTGATGTCAGTTTGCGTTTTCATCGGATAGGTCCTCCAGCAAGGGGATTGACGGGTCATACTGCGCGGTTCCGGTGACATTCAGGCGCGGGAAATACACACCGGTGATGAGCGAATTACTATGCTCAAATTGCCGCACATATCGCGCGGTTGTCATGTCCGGAGTCCAAACGGGAAACTTGCGCAGGTCTTTAGGCTTTTTCGGTTTCCACGGCTTGCGGGCAAGTTTCGCCCACTCGATCGGGCATTTGTCGAATTTGAGCGTGTACGTAGTGCCGTCAATATTTAATGTTTGCATGATTAACCCCTTTTTTAAAATTGACGATAAACAATGCCAGATTTAGTGTTGCCAATCAAAACCCCTTGATCGGCCAAATAATCCAATACTTGCGCCTCTTGTTCGTCTTCGCTTTCGTTTTCGTCAATCTCGATTGAATAGTCGGACGCAATGGTTTGCCAATCGCTTTCGGCAAAGTCGCAGCAAAGGCCAATCACGTCGAGTTCGAACTCTTCGCCGCAGGAATCCTCGACTTCCTCAATGTATTCAAACAGTACGCCGAGGCCGTCATAGCTAAATTGTTCGCCGCGTCCGGCTTTGTGGAATGCGTCGCGGAAATCGTAAACAGATATTGAAGTTTTCATGGTCGGTTTTTCTGTGGGTTAATTTATACGCGGTCAAAGCCGCTCAAGTCGAAATAGTGTGTGATGCCATCGGCGAGTAGCTCCGCCGGCTCATTGGCGCTCTCGATTGCATCTGCGAGCGCCTCGTCAACTTCGCCGCTCGGATAACCGCTGCCGAGGTACATTAAATAGTCTTTTGGCAAGTCGTCATACCGCGTAAACGTTTTCATGGTTAACCCCCCTTCGAGACAATAAAATCGGCCAAAAATACTTCGAGCAAGCGAAGCCGGTCTAAACCCTCGAAATCGCCGTTTGCGTCGTTCCATTCCAATGCGCGGATGATGACGTCATCCGGTGCGGAATAGATATCCCACGCATCGTGCGGTACGCCGTGGAATAGTTCAACGATCTGCCCTTCGGTGAAAGTGTAAGAAAGGTTGCTCATGGTCGGTTCTCCTGTAAGTTAGTAAGCAAGCAACATAAAAACAAATAGCGCGAGTGATGCAAAGCCGAACACGGCGCAAGCGATTTCGAAAATAGTTGGTTTCATTGTTTTGCCCTCACTTGAGTGAATAAAATATTGTGTTGCTGAAACCCATTATAGCGACACAATCGGAAATGTCAAACAATCTTTTGCATTTATTTGCGATATGCGGTTTGTAGGTCACGCGTAGGTCATGTGTAGGTCATTATTTCGGCGTGATTGCCTACGTCAAATGGCACAGCCAGAGCGGCATTTGGCCATTTGTAGGCAATGTAGTCATTTATTTTTAGATGTTAGGTAAGGTAATAGATATATGGGTATAAAGTGGCCTATATGGGCGCGCCGTGTGCCAATTCGCGCAGATTGCGCTGGGGGTCAGAGCGATTTAAAATCGTTGCCTACATTGCCTACATTGCCTACAATTTCTATTTTGACACTATGCCACCTGGTCGCCCTGCCTCGATTCGAACACGCTATTTTTCCCGGCGCATATCCGACAATGACGCCGCGATCCTTGCTCATGCCGGTGACGGCGATATTAGTTTAGGGTTCAAAAATATACTTGATTTATATTGTCAGACTGTCAATATGAGTAAAAGTAATGATACGTCTGAATGTCATTCGACTCAGGAATATGCTGACAATGGCCAATAACTTGCGGCTGTCAGGTACCGGCAAAAGGGTCTGACCCTAATTAATTTGTGGCTGTCAGGTACCCAGAAAATGCACCCGCTTCCTCTCACGCTCGCGCCCACACCCCATAGCCCACCGCTATCAATCCCTGGATATCGATAGTCACACCCTTCCGCTCATAGCCGCCGACTATCAGCGCGCACCATGCGCACATATAACGTGCGTTATGTAAAATCCGGCTGATAGCCGGCTGCTATTGATTTCGATGTCGGTTTGATAATTATCTGGTTGACAACATAGGGGGGGAGGGGGGTCTGGCCTCTATATAATATTTGGGCCACCCGCCTACCCTCTGAAAAAGCAAAATCAGACCCCTAGCTTGTGGTTTGCCAGCAAAAAAGCATACAATCGCGCTAACAGCTTCCACCCTAGGAAAAAAGCTATGCCAGCCCCGATTAAAGACCCACCGTACGTGCCGCCAGCCACGCTGCCCAAGACCGACACGCAGCGCATCAAAGAGCTCAAACAAATGCTCATTGAAGGTAAGGGCGCTGACGTCGTGCAGAAGGTCATTACGATCGCGTTAGACGACGGCCACCCAGGCCAGATGGCCGCCCTGAAGATGTGTATGGACCGCGCACTGCCGGCGAGCCTGTTCGAGAAGACCGCCGCCCAGCGCAGCGCGATCAACATCACCATTACCGGCATCGGCCAGCCGGAGATCAAGGACATCACGGATGTCGGACCTTAACTTCCAGCTGCTGCCGTGGCAGCAAGAGGTCTTCAACGACAACACACGCTTCAAGGTCGTTGCAGCCGGTCGCCGGTGCGGCAAGTCCAGACTAGCCGCCACCACGCTGCTAATCGAAGGGCTGCGCTGCCCGTCTGGCTCAGCTGTCTTGTATGTCGCGCCCACGAACGGCCAAGCCCGGCAGATTATATGGAACGTCCTCTTGGATCTAGGGCGGGATGTGATCGCCGGCAGTCATGTGAACAACCAGGACATCACGCTAATTAACGGTGCGGTGATCTACGTGAGAGGCGCGGATCGCCCAGACACGCTGCGAGGCGTGTCCTTGACCTACGCCGTGCTGGACGAGGTCGCCGACATCAAACCAGAGGCTTGGGAGCAGGTCATCCGCGCGTCTCTGTCGGACAAGAAGGGGCGAGGGCTCTTCATCGGTACGCCCAAGGGCAGGAACTGGTTCAACGACTTGTACAAGTTAGGGCAGACGGGCGAGGACGAGGATTGGAAGAGCTGGCACTTCACCACCAAAGACAACCCACTGATCGACCCGAAGGAAATCGAATCTGCGAAAAAGACGCTATCGACGTTTGCATTTAAGCAAGAGTACATGGCGAGCTTCGACAATGCGGGCTCCGACATCTTCAGAGACGAGTGGATCAAGTACGGCGAGGAGCCGGACTATGGCAGCTACTTCGTGGCGGTGGACTTGGCCGGGTTCGAAGAAGTGGCCAAGCAAGCGGCGAACTCGAAAAAGCGGCTGGATGAGACGGCGATCGCGATCGTGAAAGTGACCGAGGATGGCAAGTGGTTCGTGAAAGACATCCAGCACGGGCGCTGGGACATCCGTGAGACGGCGGCGAAGATTCTGATGGCCATGCGGGACTACCGGCCTTTGAGCGTGGGGATCGAACGGGGCGCGTTAAAAAACGCGGTTTTGCCGTATTTGAGTGATTTAATGCGCAAAAATAATGTATATTCGCACATAGTTGATCTCACGCATGGCAACCGGAAAAAGGCTGACCGGATCATCTGGAGCCTCCAGGGTCGGTTCGAGCACGGCAGGATCGTGCTGAACCAAGAAGGTGATTTTGAGACCTTTCTTGACCAGCTGTTGATGTTTCCGGCGCAAGGCGTCCACGATGACCTACCCGACGCGCTCTCTTACATTGACCAGCTGGCGGTGACTTCCTACTTCGAAGGCGACGCCGACGATGAATGGGAGCCGATAGACGTAATTTCTGGGGTGTAAGATGGACCGAAACGATTTTGACGAACCCACGGAAAACGATAAAGAGCTTATCGCTTTCGTGGTTGACCATTGCGACCGCTGGCGTGACTACCGCAATGTGAACTTCCTCCCGCAATGGGAAGAATATGAGCGCATCTTCCGCGGCGAGTGGGCTGTTGAAGACAAGACGCGCGACTCTGAACGCTCCCGTATTGTGACGCCCATGACGCAGCAGGCCGTTGAGACGCGCCATGCAGAGATTATGGAAGCGATCTTCGGCTCTGGGGAATACTTCGACATCAAGGACGACGTCCAAGACATCAACGGCAACCCGATGGATGTCGAGATGTTGAAGATCCAGATGATGGAGGATCTGAAGAAAGACAAGTTCAGGAAGTACGTCGATCAGATTGAGTTGTTGGCTGAGATCTATGGCACGGGTATCGCCGAGATCACGACGACGATGGAGAAGGAATACATCCCAGCGACCCAGCCGATCCCTGGCATGACTGGCCAAGCGGCCATCGGTGTGCAAGAGGTGGAGCGCGTCTCGGTCAAACCGATACCGGTCAATCCGAAGAATTTCCTGTGGGACCCCAACGGCACGTCGGTGGACGACTGCATGGGTGTGGCGATCGAGAAGTACGTGTCCATCCACAAGGTGGTCGCCAACATTGAGAAGGGCGTCTATCGTAAGGTCAACATTGTGCCGACCTACGACGACACCGACTTGGAGCCCACACAAGAGGTCAGTCAGTATCAGAACGAGAAGGTGAAGCTGCTGACGTACTACGGCCTGGTGCCTAAAGAGTACATCGCTAAGCTCAATAAAGAAGACGAGGAAATGGTCGAGTTGTTCCCGGAGGATTCAGCAGCCGAGGACTATAGCGACTTGGTGGAAGCAATC